AGGCGCTGCTATCTATTGCTGAGGAAGCAGCATGAGCGACGCCCTCCTCTCCTCTCTCTCCCTTAACCTTATTTTACTAGCACTCTTAGACTATCTAGGGGTGCATGTATTAGGACTTGAATTGGTAGTGACTATATTATGTTATGCGATATTAAATAGGATGATTAAAGAATGATTGAATCATTAACACCGTATCAAGAGATGATAAAGAAACTAAAAGCAATGGACGAGAAGCAATTACTAGAACTATTTCACGACATTGAAGACATAGCAACGGTAGAGCGCATAGCTGATTGTGCTTATCACTTTGTTGAGAATCATACCTGGGAAGAATTAGGTGTTAAAAATAACGAAAAATCCGAGCAAGAAGATGCGCAAGAGCTAGACGATTCTCGCAGATATAGCGAGTGGAAATCAGACCAGAATAGGCCATATTAAACAATGAATAAAGAACAACAAGAAAAATTAGCCGAGCAATTAGCGAAATATGTACCCATGATTGAAAAATTCTTGCATAAAAAAGCCCATAAATTGTATAGCAATGAAATTGAAGAAATCAATTTTGTTTTATCGTGTGCTATTAATTTAGTTGGTAATATGTCAATGCATTATGCCAACGGTGATTTAAAAAAAGCTGCTAATTATGCCGAGTTATCCGTCGCAAATATGATGGTTTGGTTTGAGAAAGTTCTTGGAGACATGAAAAAAGAAAAGGAAATGCACTGATGATTATACGACCGCATACAAAGCTATATTGGGGCTATGTCGATTACCAAGAACAGATACACGTTAAGCGTTATACGACTGACCGCGCTATACGTAACGCGCAAGATTCAGGGACTACGATTGGCATATTTGACCCGTTTGAAGCTGATAACATTGAAGAAGCTACGCACATGATATTAGAAAAGTGGCGCGAAGAAAGAGTTGCGTTAAAGAAGGATGCGAATTGATGAGTCAAGTTAAATGCAAACATTGCGGTGAGTTTTTATTTGATCATGCCGGATGTTATCAAAGAGCATTAGATTTTGCGAATTTAATTTCTTTTGTAAAAGAAGTTTCTGATAACTTTTGTTTTAATCAAACAGATGATGAGGGTTTAAAAAAATTAGTGGAGTTTGAACAAAAAGCAGATGAATTATTAAGTCAATTAGGAATTTTAAGATGAGTTACTTTTCAGATTTATTCAAAGACAAATATAATAGCCCGATATTACGCGAATACATAGAAAAAATAGTGCGCGAAATGGCTGATTTAAAAATTAAAAATTCTTATGCCATGAAAGAAATTGAGAGGAGAAACATTGAGATTCTACGAATAGAAGAAGCATTAACTGAACTTGGTATCCCATGCACAATCGTTAAAGAAGAAGATTTTGATGAGGATTATGATGAGTGACGAACCAAGCCCAATAGTGAAATACAAAATGCTGACAGATGCTGGTTTTCATTATCCAGAGCCGTGGCAAAATTACGCTTTAGTAGTCGATTTTTTAAAAGAATTAACTACTCGAAGTTGCTGTAACGTATGCCAGTGCATGTCTTGCGACGCATTGCAAATTTTACGAAAAATAGGTGAAACAGCATGAAAACACGTGAAGATAAGCCACTGCATGAAAAGAAGCCGTTAAAAGTAACGATTAGCGCAGATGCTACGTTATTTAGACGTACGTTAACGAGAACGAAAACACACCGCAAAGATTTATTATCGCAAATGCAACAGCCGCGTGAAGATAGGCCGGATAAGAAGGGATTGAAATGATGGATAGAGATAATTGGCACAAGCGCCTAGACACATGCAGTGAAATGGAAGATTTATTCGAGTGGGACAAATGGATGAAAGAGATTCCCTTTTTAAACTTCCCATCCCACTGGCAAGTCAAGATTATACCCCCTGTGACATGGGCAATAATTCGCTTTCGTATCCGTACCGATAAGATGCAAGAAGGTCGCTCAATCAGTGTGTATCTTGATTGTTACGACATGTTAGGTTGTGTGGGTGAGCCTTATTGGGAAATCTATGATGGCGATGAATGCTATCGCTTTCTTTTAAAAAACCACCAAGAGATGTTAGATCAAATCGCGGTATGTTTGGAGATACAAGAGAATGTCAAATCAGACTAGATTAAACGCACCATCTGAATCAAGTGAACGAGAAGCTTATAAGGCAGGTTATAGACAAGGTTATTTAGATGGATTAAAAGCATATTTGAATAATGATACTAAGCCACCTGAATTATCACGCTCATTTGAAGAGATGGGGGAAAAGGAATGAACATAACCGAATACACACTAACTATTTCAGATGGCGAACGAGAAAAGTCACTCACTTATCGTGGAAATGAAAATATAGTTATTAGAAGCTCAATGATTGAAAACGAAGATAATACAGCGATGTTATTTCCCCGCCACGTGCTTGAAAAGTTTATGGAGCTAATACAATGCAGTTAAGTGATCAGTTAACATCTTTAGAATTATCCAAACGACTAGTTGAGTTAGGGGTGAAACAGGATTCATTTTTTTATTGGCAAAAATGTTCAATGTGTAATGATGATTGGCACTTGTCACAAGGAAAAGCAAGTGATTATAAACAATGCTCCGCGTACACTGTCGCTGAATTGGGCGAGTTATTACCATCATGGATTAATGGACATCATTTAATTATTACTAAATCATCAACATGGTTTTTACGATATAGATCACCATCAGGCTTTATACCAAAAGATAATGAACCAGAAATTGAAGAAGTGAAAGAAGCAGATGCCCGCGCAAAAATGTTAATTTACTTAATCGAACAAGGCATGATCGAGGTAGGGAAATGAGAAGATTAATACTGATATTACTATTAATATCAAATAATTGTTATGCAGGCTGGGAATGTATTAACAGGAATGGTCTTATACCAACATGCAATACATGGAGATGGAAAGTTCCTCATGGATGGCTTATTTCAGTTGATAATGATGATCATGGTGCATCTGTTACCTTCTATCCAGACGAAAACCACGAGTGGGGTATTTAACAATGAGTGAATGGATTAAGTGTTCCGATAGATTGCCAGATAAAAATGCCCAAGTATTGTGCTTTAACGGCGGTAAATTATTTGGTTCATATACTTTAGGTGAGATTAGAACTGATTCTGATGGTTGTACAGCATGGCATATATTTGGAGTAAATGAAAATAATGCTGGATTTGGGAATGTTACTCACTGGATGCCACTGCCGGAGCCCCCAAAGTGACGCATGAAGAATTATTACACGCAATAAATAATGCTAAAAGTTATGCCGAATTAGAACCTTTGTTAGATATATCTATAGCGAATGCTAAGCAGGCATTAGAAAAATTTAAAAAGTATTTACCTGAAATTCCGGAGACACCAAAATGAAAAAAGTTAAAAGATTATGGTTTATATTTTTATTATTATGTTTTGTTAACAATTTAATTCACACAGGATATTGGTTATTTACAGTTATGGATATGCCATTAGAAATGGTTTTTAATTTAGAACTTCCATTATTTATGGTTTATATGTTTGCAGGTATGACTTTACACGAAGCGCTGTGGGATTAATAAAATGACTGAACTCTCTCCTAATTCTAAAAATAAAATTCAATTAACTGCTGATATTGGTATACAAGAAGGTGTTTATACTGATCTAAGCAATGAAGAATATCACGGTCATAAAGAATCGATCTCACGTTCAGCGTTGATGGATTTTTCGATATCGCCTTACACGTACTGGGCGAATCATATTAATCCTAATAGGCCAATTAAAGAAAAAACACCGCAGATGGAGTTTGGTTCTGCGTTTCATACTATAATTTTAGAACCTAAAAAATTTAATGAAATATACGCAGTAATGCCGCCTAAAGTTTTGTTAAAAGATGTAGGGCGTGAGCTTTATGATTCTTATAAACTGATAACTCAAGCCATAGAAGCAAGTAATAAGATAATTCTTTCTCCTGGTGAAATGGATGTTTTATTAGATATGAAAATACGTTTAAATTCTAATAAAGAAGCAATGGCATTAATCGAAGGCGCACGCATTGAGAATAGCTTCTTCTGGCAGGATGAACACTCAGGCTTGCTTTTAAAGGCTCGTCCAGACATTCTGCATGAGAATATGATTGTAGACCTTAAAACATGCTCTGATGCCTGTCCTAGAGCCTTCCAGAGCGCAATGGTTTTAGGGGGATACCATTTGCAGGGAGCCATGATGCGCGACGGTGTTGAAGCACTAGAGGGCAATCGCATTAACAAAGTCATCAATATCTGTATAGAAACCAAATACCCGCATAACATGGCTATCTATATCATCGATGAATTTGCAATTCATGAAGGGCACATGAAGTACAAACAATTGTGCCTGGACTTAAAAGCAGCACGTAAAGAAAACAACTGGCAAGATTATGGCGTTATGACTATAGGATTACCAAAATGGGCAACATAAACTTGCTATTATTCCCGCTATCGGGTATAATGCACTATAACTTTTACTAATTGAGGATATAAAAGTGTCAAATGAAGATAAAAAGGAAGATATGCATCACGAAGCCACTGCAATGTGGGCATTAGAGAATGCTAAATACATGTTAGCCGAGAGAATACGCCAAAATATGTATAACCTTATTTTAGTTACATTAAATACATTTATGGGTGCTTATATCATGATGATATTAGATGCTGCAAGAAATGTTGAAGATAGTAATTTTAAAAAAGCATTTAAAGAAGCAGAGGAAAATTTACAACGCATTTTAGAGAAAGTTGAAAAAGAAGCGAGTAAGCGTAAAGAATAAAGAGCATGGCCGACGATACTTCGCAGAGTAAAGCCGAAATGCTAAGACTTGAGGGAAAATAGGCCACCAGAGTAATGGGGCTATAAGGTGCTTAAACACATTAGGATTAAAGTCTTAACTAACTTGTAGTGTGGTTAGCTGAATAGATGACGCTAATAGCCCCGCCAAATTAATGGAGCGTGGCCACGAATGTGAGTTATACGAAGTTGCAACTGACTATAACTTGCTGGCAATCGGTGAAAGCCCGAACGCTCCACCAAATTAAAGAGAGAGGACAAAATAATGCAAGAAGTAATAAAAAATGATGATTTAGGTTTTAGTATGGCACCACGCCAGGAAGATACTAACTTAATAGCTTCTACTGAAGCGCGCGCAGTAGCTGAAGTCCAAGCAGCTTATGTGATTGCTAAAAAGTTCCCGCGCAATGAGCATGAAAGCTATGTAAAGATTATTGAAGCATGTAAACGTCCATTTTTGGCTGAGCAAGCCATGTATGCTTATCCCCGTGGTGGAGCGCTTGTTACTGGACCAAGTATTCGGTTAGCGGAAGTGATGGCACGAAGTTGGGGTAATATTGATTTTGGTATTAGAGAATTATCTCAATCTAATGGCGTATCAGCGGTTGAAGCTTATGCGATTGATCTTGAAACCAATACGCCCTCACGCGTTATCTTTCAGGTTCCGCATGTCAGAGATACTAAAAAAGGTCGTATTAAACTAACTGATGCGCGCGACATTTATGAAATGGTAGCGAATCAAGGCGCAAGACGCTTAAGAGCTTGTATACTAAAGCTGATGCCAGCGGATGTGGTGGAAGCTGCCGTTGAGCAAGTAAAGAAGACATTACAATCCGGTGAAATCCCATTAAGCGACCAGATTAAGAAGATGGTAGTAGCATTTGACGAGCTAGGTGTGAAAGTAGAACACCTAGAGAAACGATTGGGTCATAACCTGGATGCAATCATTCCCCAAGAGATCGTCACGCTAAAGGGCATATATAAAGCCATAAAGGATGGTTTCTCAAGCAGAGAAGACTTCTTTGAGATTGGGGGTGCTAAACCCAGTGATGCAGAAGCTGATTTAGAGGAATTGCTTGCTGAGAAAAGCAAAGCACAGAAAAAGGAACCCGTAAAAGATGATAAAAAACACGGCTAATTATTTAACAAGCTTAGAAGCGAGTAAATTAGTAGGAGTCACACCCGACCATATTCGGAAGATGATTCTGCGTGGTAAAATTAAAGCATTAAAGCTGGGGCATAATTGGCTGATTCAGCGTAAAGAATTGGCTAAGATCAATAGACAAAGATTCCCCCGTAAAAAGGAGATAACAGATAATGGAAGCAGTTAACGAAAGTTCTAAGCTGATTGCACAAGCTATCATGCTTTTACAAAGTAGCTTTGGCAATCAAAATGACGACCAAAGAAATATAGAAGAAGCGATTAAACTACTTGAAGAAGTATTAGAAAAGTTAACTACGAATATTTAACGTTCTACGTGTAACAATGGGAGTATAAAAATGCGACATCGTCCCTGGGGTTTCAAGAAATGTAAAGCATGTTGGGCTGTCTTTAGAGCGCATTGCACATGTTGCACTCGATGTGGCGCAAAGCCACGTCCTAAAAAGAATTCATAAAGAATCGTTGAGAGCTTGTCCTCTCCTAACCGTATGGGGGTGCGGAACGATAATTAGGTTCCCAAAGACCTAATAGCCCCCGCCAATTCGTTAGAAGATAAAGGAAGTTACATGAAGCTAGCTGGAATTAATGATATTGACTGGGAAAGAACCACGTTACGCCAACTGAAAACCTTACGCAAAAAGATCAAAATTCATCCAACAAAATACGGTGTAAATAAGGGTTACTTAACTCTTATCGATGAGCATATCAGAGCAAAACAAGAGCAACATGCTAAGAAAGTAAACAACGAAACCACGACAAAAATGATTAAATTTTTACAAAAGGTAATACCCCAATGACCGAAGATATAAAGAAAGAAGCGCCACAATGGATATATAAAGCTACTAATTTACGATGTATTAAAGTTGAAGGTGGTCAACTTTATCAAAGCTTCAACGGAGATTGGGGAATTAGTATGTGCTTTGTACCAGATGTTGATTTACAGCGTTACCAGGCGCATTTAAGAGATGCTTATAATCAGGGTTTCAAGGATGGTCAAGAAGAAGCAAAACAGCAGCCAAAAAAATAAAGATTAACGGCTGGGACATGCAGTGAACCCAGCCGAATCATCTAACGACGACGTCTTCGATCATCGCTCTTGCGCTTGTCATCTTTCTCTTTCATCGTTTCATTCTCATGTGGTCACAATCGCACATATTGTCACGCATATCGTTGTAAAAATAAAGGATTTCAGGATGGATTCATAAAAGATTTGGAGTATGATTGGCTTCGGTGTAGTAGAGGCGCTGTGCCACGCCTCCACTCTGTCGGATTAAATCACCTTTTCGGCAAAAGGAAATCACGGAATGAATGATACAAGAAAATCTAAAGAAATACACATAGTTTTTCGCGTTTTAAACTTTCTCAAAAGCAATCATCACTTTGCACAAATTACTACACCGGCAGACCATTTATTACTTATTAATCTAGCTTCTCATCACGGTAAAAAAGGTATTTGCCCCTCTATTTCACTTATTGCAAAAGAATTAAAAATGAATCGCAAAACAATTATGAGATCACTTCAAAAATGGGAAGATTTAGAAGTCATTTCAGTACAAAAAAATATGGGGAAAATTAACAATTATTTTCTGAACATTCCATGTCCAACTAGTGACATTGGTGGTACTAGTGACATTGGTGGTACTAGTGACATTGGTGGTACTACACCAGTGACATTTACGCCCTCGACTAGTGACATTTACGACCACATAGATATAACTAAAGAAGAACTAAAGAATAACAGAGAGAGTAAAGCTGGCTCTCTCTCTCAAAAATTCAATGTAGATGAAATTGAATTCTCGCCTGAAACATTAGACTACTTGCCAAGGGTGTCTGAGCTATCGATGGATGAACTGAATCAAGAACATTACAAATTCAAATATTACCACTTAGAAAAACAAACGCATTACACTCAAGCTCAATGGGAAAACGCTATAGTGCTGTGGATGCTTCGAGCCAAAGAATTCAAAAATCAAAAAGGAAAATAATATGCGATACAACGATAAGCCGTTATATGAACAAAATAAAACCATACCAGAAAAAACAACAGAACGATTTTATAAAGCAAGAACACATGATTCTGCTTTATCGCCCTCGCCTTTATATGTTTGGTGGCAACATCAGGCTAATTTACGATCAAATGGTTATTTGAATGAAATTGATGTGGCTGAAATTATTGCTGCTTCCAGAGGTACAATTAATCAATGGAGCAAGCTTGTGAAAGATAATCTTGAGTTTTTCACAAACTTTATCGGGTATGTACAAGCTAGATCATTGCAAAATGATCAATTAGTTAATGACTTTTGGAAAGTAATTGTTGAATATAAAAAATCATATGGCATTAATGCTCAGCCGATAAAGCATAATGTTAATAAGTTCATGAGTAAATTTAATAATGCCTCTCAACAATCCACAGAGTTATCCACTGTTTCTGTGGATAAGTAGGAGCGAAGATGTTTGAACTCGTATTGCCATGGCCACCGTCTGTTAACCACTACAAAAAAGTAGGTGCTATTATTAAAACCAGTAGCGGTAAAATATACCAAAAAAGAGTCAATACAAACGAAACCAAGATGTTTTACTGGCAAGCGTATCAAGAATGTAAGAAGAGAATGCCACCAGAAGGCTCCATATTTTGCCGTGATTCAACGATCCGATTAGGTGTAAATATTGGACTGCACCCTCCTCATTCAAAACGGTATGATTTGGATAATCGATTAAAAGTTTTGCTCGATAGTTTGACGCGAGCAAGAGTTTGGAATGATGATTCTCAGATTTGCAGATTATTTGTTCAAAAGTTGGAGCCAAAAGAAAAAGGTGAAGTCGTAATCCAGATTTATAGTTTAGAATCCGTTTAAACCAACCAAATTTGCGTTACAATCGATTTTTTCTCTTAGGCTAGAGAATTTTGAATAAAAAAATAAAATCGAACCATAACGCATTTTGGAGGTTTCAGATGGTATCTAAGACCACCCGAAAATCAAATCTTAATTTTACGTATAAAAAACATGAATCATTAAATGAACAAATTTGTTTCTATTGTGGACATTTTGGAGATGTTGCTGATCATGTTCCGCCTTTAGCATGGATACAATTCTATCCTGATTATCCTCGAATGTTAATACGAGCATGTCATCAATGTAATGCTCATTTAGGATGCAAAACACTCCCTACACTCATATCAAGAGTAGATTATTTAATCAAAAGATATCGTAAAAAATATTGGAAAATATTGATCTCACCAGATTGGGATGATGAAGAAATCAATGAACTAAAAGGTTCATTAAAAACTTATGTTTCCATTTCAAGAATCCAGCATGAAGTAGCGCATGAAAGAATTGAATTTCTGATGGAAAGAAAAAAACAATTGCTACAAGATGTTAATACTAGCTATGATTGATGCAATCTTGAATGGAGATTTTGTAATGCACATTAGTGATGTTGAAAAAGCCCGCATGGAAAAAGACCACCAAATGCGGAATGGCTATCAAGTGCAAAACAATAATCGCTTCCCACATTCAATGAGTATCAATGAACATCAGTATGTAAACAAAGACACTGAAAATAAACATGCCAGAGAATCTCAGCCAAGCGATTATCAGCGCATGATGGAGAGAGTAAAATGACCCACTCACCCGAACAAATGCGCCAGAAGGCACACGCTAAGGCCAATGCTGAATATCACCACATGAATGGCAGTGTTGCCGGCATGAAAGTCCAACACGAAACTGAAGCTAAGCCAAGCCCGAAACATTCCGTCAAGCCCAATATGGATCACAACCGTACTGGCTTAGGACTACAACAGGAAGATAACGATGGCTAATTACAAAGTTAATGGATGCTATATGGGTCAAAATAGAGCCTTTGGTGAAGTAGGTGGCTCAAGCCCTGATGATATTCGCCGCGCTGGTGGTTCAGACCCACGCCGATACGATGCTAAGATCATCCATGACCACAGTGTGACGAATCACGATAGACCAGGATACAATCCAGACTATCAGCACAACGACCCGTATGTGGCGCAAGTAGAAGCTAAAGCCATGAGCATGGGCACCCCGAATCCAGATGGGACGTATAGCAAATGAGCCAAGTATTAAACTACGCAAAAGATGTCCAAGGCAAAACTACTAATGGGTTAGTGTTTCCTGTCACCGCTAAAAACATCACCCTTCCCGATAGTTCAACGGAATCATTTACCGTACCGAATACGTCAGATAAGTGGCTTCTCATTCTAAACTACCAGCCAGACGCAAATATTTGGGTGTCAGTGAACAATACAGCCTCACCCCCTATTGGTGGTACCTGGGCTGATAGTACGTCTATAAGCAATCCTGAGCAGCTTGTGGTGAATGCTGATGATGAAATCAGCTTCAACAATAACAGCGGAAGCGCCAAATCTATCAGCGCTGCGCTTTATACCTTACCTTCACTTTGATTCAAAGTCTGCTGCTAGTGCTGCTTCTTTCATTACTGGCTCACTAGGATTGATTGGTTGCACGATATACCATTCATGGTCCCTATCTGCTACAAATACTAATGCTTGGTCAAACGTAGAGGACTTTCCATTATCACAGCGTCGATGAGTGTTAACTATCCATCCACCAATTACTTTAGCTCGGCGTGTTCCTTCATCTAATTGTTCCCACGACCATTCGATCTTTTTTCTCATTTTTAGTCTTCCTGGTTTATACTGTTAATAAGAATTAACTTGATTAGGAGATAAAAGCAAATGCCAAAGTTTATCAAAGCGAGTGCATCCGTTTTTATTATCTTAATCATTTATTTGTTATTCAAAATTTATGTATTATACACGCCGACCCCAAGCGATGACGAAGTACCAGATCAACTTCTAAAACGCATTATCGTAGCAAATTACGTCGAAGATAACGCTCAATCACCGTAGCGCGTTGCACCCATGGCTTCCATCCAAACTAAACGACAATCCAGTTTATCAATCTTGCTATCCAGATAAACCATAAACTCAGCCATGAACAACAAAGTAATCAGCAATACAATGTTCAGCGCTTTTGAGTCCATATAAGCATCCTTTCGTTTGGCGCTTAAATATTAGCATTATTTTTTATTCTCAAGCTGCTTTTTTTCAACTTTATGACAATCTTGTAAAAATGGAATAATTGGCATTTCTTGTCGCATGTTTGCATAAGCTAATTGCATCTTTATAGATGACATTACTGTTTCACTCGACTTTGCAATAATACTCATTTTTTCAATATCAATTTTATTTTTTTCTAGTTTTTCCAGACTGTTTAATACGTAATCGCGTAGTTGCTCTGCATTTTTGATTGATGACATCTATTTTCTCTCCTTTATTTTGAATTTGAATTGATTTAATACCACGTCTTGCCTTTATAATTGCTCGTTGTAATTCCACTAATGAATTGGGGATCATGTCAAAGCGGATTAATTTGTTACCATTTTGGATTCGTTTTTTGATATACGGGTCTGCTAGTTCAGATTCATATTTCTTTTGCTTAGCTGCATAATATGATGCATAACGGTCTTTATTTTGCTGCGCCCATTCTCTGCGTTTAGCTAATCGCTCAGGTGCTTGTCTGCGCTCGGTAATCTTCGGTTTGTTTTCTTTCCAATATGCTTTATCTTTTTCATTCAGCTTTTCAGCATTCTTATCGCGATACTTTTTAAATCGCTCATTCTCGCATTTGCGGCATTTGTTATACTTTTTGCCCCTGTAAACACCACTTTTTATTTGTGATGCGCTAAGCTCCCCATGCTTTGCACATCGTTTAGTTTTTGTCATTCAAAACCCCAAAGTTTATTATATTCAGCAATAACATGCTGATTTAAAACATTAGCATTGTAGTGGGCTGCTACTTGTTCCCAGTCGCTAATATTCTTTGTTGGTCTTCTTACGCAATCACAGCCTGAATCATAAATAACTTCAAATTCATCAAAATGGAAAAATAAAAAGCCACATTCATATCCACACATGGAACAATTGTGTATATTCCAATATCTAATATTTCGATTAATTGCTGCTTCTTTAAAATCATGACTCGTTTTCATAAACACCTTATATTCTTTCAACTTTGGCGGTTTCTGTTTTGTCATTTGCACACCTTGCATTGTTTACCAGCCCCAACGCTTCCGCACTTGGGGCATCTAAAGTAAGCCATTAAACGCAATCTGTATAACATGAATTGCCGTAACAACGTGTTTGACAGCTCATTCCAGCAAAGCTATTCGCACTTAAAGCTAATAGAACGGTTAATAGTAAAGTTTTCATTTTGTTACCTCGTTTAGTTAATAAATTATTTAAAGGTTAAGGGAGAGAGAGGAGAGGAGGGCGTCGCTCATGCTGCTTCCTCAGCAATAGATAGCAGCGCCTCAGCAATTGACGCTTCCAATCCAACAATATGCGCTATAAAGTCTTCCTTCCCCCAATCCTCAAACGGCTCCCAAACTCCAACCATCTCATCATCATTCCTGTAACCTTCTATTATCTCCTCAAAGCTCATATCGTCCGTCCATTCAGCAAAGTGATGACCTACTACTATCTGTTCGCTCACGCTTAATTTGGTCATGCTACTCATCCCCCGACAAAATACTATTGCACTCACGCTCTACCGCGTACCAGCACAGCAAGTTCTTTAACTGCGTCATAGACCCTACATTCTTCCCACCATTAAAGCTCGCTATCAATTCCAATACATCCTTATGACCCATAGCCTCCGCATCATCATGCAGCATCTCCCATATCTCATCTTCAAATTCATCATGAAACTTGCATGTGTCCGCATAATAGATCAACCCACTCGCACTACCACTCACGCAGCCATGCTCAATAATCCCAAACATATCATCACGGGTATAGTTGCTCTTTACCCATTCTTTTATCGTACTCATGCTTTGTCCTCTCTTAACCCAATTCTTTTACGGCATTCTGCAAATATCTCAGCCATATCAACCCCTAATCCCTTATCAACTTTCTTCCATCCCTCACCCTCACAATGAAATATATGATCTGCTTCAGCTTCCTCTACTTCTATCCCACAACCATGACATTTAAACATATCGCTTTGTCCTCTCTAAGTTATCTATCGCTAGGCACTATAACACGATTAACAACTCCCGTCAACAAGACTAAGAAATAATTATTTACCCTCCCATATATATAACCGCGCGCACGTTCCTTTGATTGACAATTCGCGAAAATCTATTAATTTCTCCAAACTTCCACAATTTCCAGAACCCCTACAAACGGGGGACGGGGTCGGAGTTTGGATTCCGGTGCCCCACAACTCTCTGAGATGAGCCACCAGTCCTCTCAAAAAGGGTCGTCCAAAGGTCTTATTATCGTGCCTAGTTATTCTTTTCACCGTGCCGTGGAACGTTGTTGTGGAACATGGTTTAAAGGTGGTGAATTCGATGGGATTAAGATTTGAGTTTAAGTTTGTTTACCCTGGGTAGTTGTACTTTCCTGGGGGCATGTTTATATCGTACAATCTCCGTCTTCAATATTAAGGAAATTGAATGAATAATAGATTAGATTTTATCAGCAAGTTTAAAGACGAAGATATAGCAATCCTCGAAATGACTGGTTGTCGTGCCAAGTTCATTGAATTAGATGAAGCATTAAGAATCGAAGCTCAGCTTGCTCAAGATAATAATCTTCCTGCAATGGCACGTTCAATAGCAAATGCTAGAACGCGCTTAGAAGAAGCTTGTCAACATGCTATTAAAGCATTGTGTATCAAGCACGAGGACGTTTCTTAATGAACTTCAACGAAGCATTAGATGCGATAAAGAAAGGCAAGAAGATTAGACGTAAAAGATGGTTAATGACGGACATGGTTTATTTAGTAGAGAACAAGTTTAATAGTATCTATCATATAGAATACCGTTATTTAGGTGGATGTCGCATGTATGCTGCGAGTTCTGAGGATATGTTAGCTGAAGATTGGGAAATAGCCGAATGAGTTTGACGCCAGCTCAAGATGAGATTGAAGCACGTCGTAGACGCGAGAAAATTGAGTTATGCGGTAAGAATCGCGGACCTCATGACTATATACCGATTGAATGGATGTATGTTGAGAAAGACGGGGTTAAGTATAAAAGGCTAACCAGAATGATCTGCCGTGTTTGCTTTAATAACGTCACGACGAATACATTATTAGATTCTTACCAAAGCGTCACTTCTTAATAAACTCATGATAGGCGTTGATAGTGTGATCTTTCTGCGCCTTTCCTGCTAGTGTATTGTAATGAAGCTTATAATATTCCCACATCGCATCAACATTATTAGCGTTCGGTAATGGTTCTTTTACTCTTAGATAATGAATACGAGCCATGGCAGTTGCGAATCGCAAATCATAAATCATTCTTTCTTCACTAGGCATGAAAGTCACATCAAAGTTAGAAACTAATAATAATGATAACGAAGCTTTATGTTTGATGTAGTTATCCCATATATCATTATAGGTCATCGGTTCCATTTGGAATATACCAAGTGCTGGACCATTGACTTCTTTAATGTAGGTGCCACCATTCGATTCAGCGGCACAAGTAAACATAATAAGTTCTTCAGCATCCTTAGATACCTTATTCAAATCTCTAAGAGTAGATTGAACGATTAGCTCTCTAAATTGACCAGCATTTAACATAAGTGATGAATTCCTATAAGATAGGCGAATAGTAACCGATTAGAATAAGGAATCAAGACATCATGATTGATGTTATAAAACTTGGCTTAGATGGTGCAGCGGATAAGATTTACCAGCATTTTAAATCAGGGCGTCATACTCTTTATAAAGAAGAAGAACACTGCAAAATGTTAATTAAAGTCATGCTTGATCCAGATAGGGGTACGTATGGCTCATTTTGCGTTGAAGCTATGGTAGCTGATGCGACATTTTATCAATGGGTTAATGTTCATCCATTATTTAGAAACTTGTATTATTTCTGTAAGCTAATAGCACGCGAGTTATGGGAAAAAGAAGGCAGACGCATTCGTGATACCGAATACCCAATGGGAACGATCAACTATGCATTTGAGCATTGGAAGTTATTAGGATGGTCACGATTTGGTATTAGTAAGAATGCACGCATTAAATTAGCCTTGAATCCGGAAGATACCCCAGCGCAACATTATGCTGCTATTTTAAAGCAAGCTGCTGAAGGGGATTTCACTGCTGCTGAGTTTAAACAGCTTATGGAAGCAGTGAATGTTGGATTAAATGTTCATCAGGTTTTTGAGTTACAAAAACAAATAGATGAGTTAAAATCTGATTTGTCAACACTCACGGTAAACTCTAATGTCCAAAATCCTTTCACAAATAAAGGAATTGAGAAAAAAGATTAACATACCGTGGCGCATTTTATATGTGGACCGAGAGATAAAGCCTGAAGAATTTGAACCAAAGACAGTTTATATTCATATTTGGATTTAAGGAGAATCATATATGAGTTGGTGGACGCATTTTAGAGATACCGCTATTAAAACAGCAACGCTTGGTATGTACGATCCAGAAGCACAACGTCATGCTGAATCAGATCAACGTTATATGATTAATCAACAAATCAAATCATATAAAGACCAAACTGAACTAACCAGAAAAGAATTGGCTAATAAGAGAAATGAAACATTAGCTGAGAAAAGACGTATTGAAGAAAAAACGATTAGAGGATTAAGACGTAATTATCGATCACCTGGTGGTATGCTTGGTCAAGGTTCCCCAGCCGCATCAGATATGTCTAGTCAATTAGGTGGGTAATTAATGGATACAACTCAAGGAATGCCGCCAGCGGTGATGCCAGCTAATTCTCTGCTGGAAACTCTACGCAAGCGTTATAATGCTGCTAAATACATAGCTGATCTTTGGATACCAGTTCAGCAAGCATCTTATTTCTACGCCGTTCCTTTCCGAAATCGTTACTATCTACCTGGCAAAGAATTCCAAGGTACCACCCAAAATACTCGCGTTTATGACACCACTGCTGTCGATGCGGTAACAGACTTTGTATCTAGCATTCATGAAACCATGACACCACCACAAGTCCAGTGGGGTTTTCTGGAAGTGGATGAAGCGATGGTGGATGATCCTGAAAATCCGGATAACGTTTCTATTTTAGAAGAAGCTCAGATGATATTGAATACCTACATGCGTAGGTTGTTCACGTATATTCATGCTTCAAACTTCGATGTCACCATTAGTGAATGTTACTACGATTTAGCGGTGGGTACTGCGGCATTGGTGATTAACCAGCATACCGATGAAATGCCATTCATGTGTACGAGTATCCCAGCTGATAAACTCTGTATTGAAGAAGCAGTGAATGGGAATATCGAATCATGGTTTCGTACATGGCAGAATCTAAAGATTGCTGATCTTCACACCCGTTGGCCTCAGATACGCATTACACCTAATTTACAAGCTTTGGTGGCAAGCGATCCAGATGCGGTTGTTAGAAACATTTACGAAGGTGTGGCTTATTTCTCAAACCAGCCACAAAAGTATTGTTATGCGGTTTGGGCTGATAATGATTTGCTATATGACAATTGGACAGATTCATCGCCTGGTATCGTATGGCGCTGGAAGAAAACCAATAATGAAACATGGGGACGTGGTCCAGTAATGGATGCACTGCCTTCAATCATTAGCTTAAATGAAATGGCGAGGATTGAACTTGCATCAGCGAATCTTAATACTTTTAGACCTTATATGGGTTTTAGTGATGCTGTGTTTAATCCCCACACTTTCCGACTTGAGCCATTCTCTATTATTCCGATTGCTCCTATCGGTACAAATGGTCAGGTACCTCTTATTCCCTTACCTAACAGCGCTAGCCCTGAGTTTGCGCAGATGACAATGGTTGATCTTAGAATGCAAATTAAGAAACTTTTATTTGCCGAACAACCTCAAGATTCTAAGAGTGTACAACCACAAACAGCCTATGAATTAGCAATGAAGCAATCCACCTTGGCTGAAAAGATTGGTCCTATCTTCTCTCGAACCATCCAAGAATGTGCGTGGCCTGTAATTAAACGATTTGCTTATATCCTTAATAATATGGGGCTATTACCTTACCCAAAAGTAGGTGGCATTCCAGTTAAATTCAAATACAAATCACCTTTGGCATTAGTAAAAGGACGATCTGATGTTGAGCGTTTTGTGCAATTTGTTCAAGTATTACAAGGCACCGTAGGTCCTGAAGAAGCTAAACTTTATATTAATCCAGAAACGACACCTTACATGCTGGCTGAGCTATTACAAGTAGATGAACGCTTCTTAAATAAACCTGATCAAGTTAAGAAAATTATGCAACAATTACAAGATAAGATGAGTATGCAAGAAATGCTTAATCCAGCAGGCATGATGCCAGAGCAACCCGCTAATCCAAGTCAACAACCAATCACCACGGGATAATGAATGCAAGAACGCAATCCGTTAATTGAGCCAGAGAATTTCTTTCAAGGTTATCAACAAAGCATCGAAAATATGAAAAACAACCCACAAGTGGTTGAGTTCGATAAGCTATGTTTTGAATTATTTGAAATGAATCCTCAAGGTAAACGTTTTATAGAGTTAATAACTGAGCGGTATTTATTAACAGTTGCAGGCGCCCCAGGCTCCCCAACTTACCCGCAAGAATGTATGTGGTCTGAAGGGGTAAGATATGCTTTCCTACTTTTAAGAAATTCAGTAAAACAACATCAACAGCGAATTCAAGCAGGTAAATAATGACTGATGAAATAAAAGATCAAACGCCATCTGAAACGCCATCGCCTTGGTTTATTGAAGAAGGAATACAAGGTCCAGGCGCAAGACCATCATGGTTGCCTGATAAGTACAAAACAGCGGCTGATTTAGCCAAACATACTTCAGAGTTAGAAAAGCGGCTCGGTACGGTGCCAGATGAATATGACTTTTCTAAATCACGTTATTTAGATGCAGATTATGTACCATTTGAAGAATTGCGCCAGTTAGCTAAAGAAAAACGCGTGCCTAAAGACGTCATGGATAAAATGTTGGAATCCGTGGATAAATACATGGATGAGTTTAATGTTGATCCAGCTGAAGAAATTAAAAAATTAGGTGATAATGCGGAAGAAAGAGTGACCACTTTAGATAACTGGGCTAAAGCAAACCTTTCTAAAGAAGGTTATGAAGCGCTTTCTAAAACGATTGTTAATGCAGATTCAATTAAAGCCATTGAAGAACTAAGAGGCAAAATGATGTCAAATACTCCACAAGTCCCAAATGGGAATACTGGCGCAGTTGCAACCGGCGCCACGTTAGATGATTTGAAAATCGAATTATCTACCAACTTGGCTAAATATAAAACCGATGAAAAATATCGTAAAGACTTACAACAACGTTTAGAAGTCGCGGCCAAGAACGTACCTGGGTATGTTGACAAGACTGGTGCATAGACTGATAATCATAATCAGTCCATATTTTAGTCTGACAACTAAAGTATGAAAGGACCACTTAACATATAGACCCTGCAAAGGATCATCTAAGACGTGTTAAGCCCTGTGAGAAATTAGTCAGCTGTATTCTATTGATTAATAATTTAGGGGTTTAATACTATGTCTACTTCATTGACAGCGGTCCAACAGATTGAGTTCGACGCGCTCGTAAAAGCTGAATATCAATCGCTCGGTTTCTTATTACGTGATACGGTTCGCGTTCGTCGCGATGTAATTGGTGCAACGGTTTCCTTTAGAAAGGTCAACCAAATCCAAGCCGTACCAACTGGTTATTTACAAACTGTGGTCATTCAAGACCCAGGTTACACCCAAACTTCCGCAGTTCTTCAAAAGTACACTGCACCAACCGCAGTTGACTCTGTACAGGAATTAACGGTTAACTTTGATGCTAAGATGGAAAATGCGATGCTTGTGGCAAATGCCCTTGGCCGTCGTTCAGACCAAATCATCATCAACTCATTAGCAGTTAGCCCTGGTCAAACCATTCTTAATGGCGGCACGAACATGACCTATGTGAAATACACACAGGCCATTCAGTTCTTCGACAATAATGCAGTGCCTTTACCAGAAAGATTTGCTGCTATGTCTGCAAGCAATTTCCAAAGCTTGTTACAGGCTGACCAGTTTGTTTCAACCTTCTACACACAAAATCGTGTATTAGATAAAGGGTTTGTTCGTGACTATCTCGGTGTCAATATCATCATCATTCCAGAAATGGTTGAAGGTGGATTGCCATTGTCAGGTGATATTCGTAAAACATTCTTCTGGCACAAACAATCAACCGGTATGGGTATCGGCCATGACTTCCGCACTGAAATTAACTATTTACCCCGTGAAACCTCATGGCTCGTAAATGGTATCTTTTCAGCTGGTGCGATCACGATTGATAACCTTGGTATCATCGAAATCGATTGTGATGAAAGTGCGTAATATTCATTAACGAATAGGAGTTTTAAACATGACTTTTACAATTGCAAACTGGGCATGTATCTCTGAATCCCTTAATCAGGGTCAGGAAACAGTGGTCCCTTTTGGTGGATCATCCACCGTTTTAAACGCACCTAATGTGTTTTTCTATGGTAGCCCAAATGATGCCGTAGCAACCATTGTAGCTGCTGATTACTTTTTACCTCAGTATGCTTCATTAGCTGTGAACGATTGGATTATGGGTAATGGTACTGATGCGAGCTTCGCTGTCATTGTAACCGCTGTATCTTCAACCTCTGTAACAGTTGAAAGCACTGGTTTAACAACCTCAATTGGCACAGCTGATATCATCAACAACGCTGTGACATTTGCGAAGATGCAAGAAATCGCAACACATACTTTGCTAGGTAACCCAACTGGCGGTACAACTGAAGTATCTGAAATTACTCTCGGAAACGGTTTAGAATTCAGTTCTACTACCTTGCGCGTTCCATTAACCAATTTAGTCTATACATCAGTTGCGATTACTGCTGCTGAGTTTAATGGCATGTATGATGCACCTAAAGAACTTATTGCTGCTCAAGGCGCGAATACTTTAATCGTCGTCGATCAAATGGTATTGGCAATGACCTTCGTTGCTGCTGCTTATGCGGCTGGTGGTGTGGTTGCTGCGCAATATGATTCAACTGTTCACGGCGGTGGTGTATTAGCAACCAACAGTCAACAAGCTTCAGATTTCCAAGCTGCTGCTAGCGATGCGTTCATATTTAAAGGCGCAAGCGGTGATGATTCAGACGCTTTATTCTCTGCTGCTGTCAATAAGGGTATTTACTTGTCTAACGCAACGGGTGCATTTACCACGGGTGACGGTACGTGGGTTGCGCACCTCTGGTATCGTGTGATTCCAACTGCGTAAGAAAGTAGAGGAATATTGGAATGGCTTATACCAAAACTAGCATTATCTCATTGGCGGTCATGCTGCTTGGTCATAAGCCTATCCAAACACTCACTGATGCTGATGATATGATTATCTCAGCTGATCAAGCTTTCGATATTCTTTTGCCGAGTGTTTTAGCAACAGGCAATTGGCGCTTCTCGATTAAGATTCAGCAATTGACACTTTCAGTTGAAGTTCCACCACCACAAACTAACTGGACACAGATTTACCTTTTACCACCAGGGTATTTAAAGAATATCCGTATCATTCCTCAAAACTACGTTTATGAGATTTATGCGAATAACCAGATATGGTGTAATTGGGGAACTGAATCGCCTGTTTATATGGAATATGCGTTTCTTCCTGAAATAGCGCAATTACCGCCATGGTTCGTGAATTATTTCATTTACGAAATTGCAACATTTCTTTGTTTGTCTAATGCGCAAAAACCAGATTATTTCTCAGCATTGATACAACAGAAAAATACGCAATGGGCAATAGCTGCGGCTGCTGATGCACAAAACAGACCTCAGTTTGTTGAGTTTAATATTCCGATGTTAGATAAACGTAATATTACGGGTATCATAGGACCACAAATAGGTTAAGTGAGATGATGAAATGGCATACACTTTATGGTCACAGGATATATTCTCGAAAGGGGAACTTTCTCCTTTTATGTATGCGCGTGCGACAGTTAATGAATATGGTAATGGTTTAAAGACCGCGCAAAACGTCATTACTTATCCAACAGGTGCCGCGGGTAAACGATTCGGAACACTTTATCAAAACACTCTAACCAGCAATATTGTTAGTTTCGATAGACTCTATTTCAACACATTCCAGTACCTGAACGAATGTATTTACCAAATGGTATTTACGCCAGGCCAGTTAGATATTTACTTGGAAGGCATATTAGTAGCCACCATTACTGGTATGGGTACGACACCTGATCAAATTCATAATTTAAGCACCACTGTATTAGGCCCCGTATTTAGATGTGCTGCGCCGAATATAAGACCGTTTGAAATCACTCGTTCAGCTAACGCAGCTCAAGCCATTACGAGTTTTAACTCAACAAGTCTTTTTACAGGTGGTGCGCCGTTTGTCGCAAACAAAGTTTACCCTGTGAGATTCACCGTCGTAGGTGGCACCATATTACAAACGAGCCCGCAGATAACAATAGGCGTGACATACTTTCTTGCAACGGTCAGCACCACATCAGCTGTGATATTTTCTAATGCACCTGATGCTAAAGCTTGGTTAAACAACCAAAGTGACTTCTCAAATGCCTTTGCAATTACCGGTGCTGGTACCGGTACCACTTCAGTTAACGTGCTTAATACATGGACATCCGCTAATACATTCTTTCGGAACGTTCCTGTTTTTGATTTTAATGGCACCACTACTTCTTATGATGCCATCACTTTTACCCCAAGTGCTACAACAGGCTCCGTCACTATTACGCTTAGCGCACCATACGCGCCTTTAACCTCTGTATATATTGGGGGTGCTTTCTTTGGTGGTGGTGGCACAGGACGCATTACAGCAGTAGCAGATACTTCGCATTTTACGGTTGCGGTCCAAAGACCTTTTGACTCAACCAGTGCGATTCAAGGTAGCCTTGCGTTACTTGCCGAACCAGCGTGGAGTACAACGCGTGGCTGGCCTCAAGTATGTTCTAGTTATCAGAATCGTGCTTTATACGCGAATACGACAAGCTTGCCTAACGGGTTTTATGCTAGCACGATTAATGATTATTCAGACTTTGGCGACTTGACTGGTGATGATGATGATGCGATTAGCTGGTATCCAACATCAGATAATATGAACTTTATTCGCTTTATTGTGCCTTATCGAAGTATTACGGTGCATACGAATACGGGTATCTATTCCAGTCCATTATCAGATATTGCAGCAATTACGCCATCAAACTTTACTTTACAGCTTCAAGACTCCACCCCCGCTGATGTTCTATTACCTCAAGCGATTGATAATCAGATATTGGTATTATCAGGCAATGATGCTCATCAGATGCTTTGGGATGGTATTAACAATGCCTATACTTCAGATATTGTATCTGTCATCAGCGAGCAATTGATTCGCGAACCGATTGATGAAGTATCATTTAATGATATTCACCATGCAGGCAGCCGTTACGTCTTTATTATTAACACAGATGGTTCGATGGCACTTTTCCAAACATTGATCTCTCAGAACGTTTCTGGTTTCACACTTCAAATCATGGAACAGTCTTATGGCAATGCATCCTTTATCCAGGCCGCATCCAGTGCTGATGGTAGAGCATGGTTCGTTGTTAAACGAGAAATTGCTCAAGCTGGCAGCCCAGTCGCTATCACTGGGTTTACATCCTCTAGTTTACATGCTGTTGCCACTAGTTTTAGTACAACAGTACCAACAGCAATTAAATTTACAACTACAGGTTCTTTACCAGTCAGCTCACCTCAAATCACCACTACCAATTATTCCTGGGCTATTGGAGTAGATGCAGATAACTTTGAAGTTTATGAAACGCAAGAAGACGCTCTAGCAGGTGAGAACGCAATCACATTTTCATCGGCAGGAACCTTAAGTAATGTCGTGCCATGGCCACTTACGCCTATCTTCACTTTAGAAGAATTGACCCAGGATGTTTTCTTGGATTGCGCGGTTCAATATACCGGAGCGGCTGCTTCGACGATTACAACGGGTGCATTGTTTAATGCTCAAGATGTCAAGATGGTTGGTGATGGATTTGGTTTTGATTCAGCGGCTGAAGATAATGTCAGCAATCAAATTACCTTTATTGCTCACGGTATAACAACGCAAGTAAGTGAAGCATTTATTGGTTACCCAATTAACACCATTATGGAACCAATGCCATTAAGTATGGCGACAGGCACTTCAGCTAAAACAACCGGATTAACAAAGCCAACGCGAGTTATGTTTGCTAGGTTTATGTTCAATAATACAATCGGTGGTACAATTAATGGTGTTCCAATTGCTATAGAACCATTTGATCAATCCCATATTGGTGAGCCACCTTTCCCCGCTCGCGGAGTGTTCGAGATGAGCATTATGAAAGGATGGGATGACTTTAATAATCCAACCTATACAATTGAACATAACGAACCATTTAATATTCAATTACTGGGTGTGTTCTATTCAGTAGTGATGTAAGGAGAGAAAGAATGCCGTTTTATTTAATGTTGGCAATGCAGGCAGCTGGCATGATAACTGACTGGTTTGGTGTCCACCAACAAGCCAAGATAATGAACATGGGCATGAAAGCCAATGAAGCAGGTATTGAAGCCAATATTGCTCAAAGCCAATTACAAGCTGAAGATGAAAGCCTTCAAGCCATGCAACAATTAAGACAAACCATGGGTACGCAAATCGCTACTTTCGCAGCACGTGGTACAGCGACATTTGGCGGAAGTGCGGCTGCCCTTTTGAATGAATCAACTGCTAACTTCAAATCAGATGAACGTATTCGTAAAATCAATGCCATGGGGCGTGAAAATCAATATAAAGCTAATAAGACTATCGGACGTTTAAATAACATGGCTGATACTTCTAAATTATGGCAAGGCTTTGCATCTCGAACCTTTAATCGTTTCCCAACTAGCTTGTCTGGTTGGAAACAAGGCATCACTGAAATTAGAGAAGGTTTTGGCTTAACGAAGATTGGGAGCTAATAATGGCTGATCTTGAGTTTAAACATCATGTTTCTGAAATCCCACAAGGCCAAGCCCTACCAAAGCCATATCAACGCCAAGCCGGTGCTGAAATATCAAATGTACCTGATATTCAAACAGCTACTAGGAATTATGCAGCCTCAACCAATTGGATGTCATCTATTGGCTCTTATGTGGCAGCTAAATCATCAGAAGCGATTGCTACTAAATTAGGAACTGAACTAGGTAAAAACCCTCAAGGTGATTTGGGTATTCCCTTAACCGAATTCGATGCAGCAATGCATAAATCTTATCAAACTCAATCACATGCTATTTTGGGTTTGCAGGCTAATAAATTAATTACTGATGCTAATATCGAATTAGCTAAAGCACCTCGTTTATCGCCAGGAATGATCGAAAAAGCAAATCAAAGTATTTCTATAGGATTAAAAAATATATTTGATCATGCCCCTGCTGAAGTAAAGACGCAATTAGAGTATCAATATGGCAATCTTCAGATAAGCCAATTTTCTGATATGAATATGCGTATGATCCGAGAACAAAGAGAGGATCAACGCGATAATTTAACCGCATCGAATAAACAAAATGCCAAAGCAATTTATGAGTTAGCACGATCAGGTAATATGAAAGCTGCTCAATCATTAGTAGATAGTAATGCCAAAGCTAATGATTCAGGATATGCAACGCGTATTACATCTAAAGAAGCAGCAGATGCAGCAAAAGAAACAGCAATCAAAACTGCTAGTTTAGGTAATACAATTAGAGAATATGACCAAGCAGATAACAAAGAAGAATGGGTTAAAAATTACGCTAAAAACAAACCTAAAGATATGTCTTATGAAGTTTATGAATCGAATATTGCAGGTTTGTTAAGTCATATTGGTGAACAAGATCGTTTGATGTCACAGTACCAAAATTTGCAAATGCTGCAAGCTAAATCATTAATTGATTCTAACCCTTTAACAACTACGTGGGAAGATTTAGCACCAAAATTAGAAGATTTAACACGCGCTCAGCAAGAACAAGTCCATCTTTACTACATTGATAAATTAAGATCAGCAAGTTCACGTCAAGGTGGTGCTAATTTAGTTGCTGCCAATTATTCTGATGCTAGAACAGTAGCAAGAGGAACAGCTGAACAAGTTAATGATGCTTTTGATATGGTTGTGGCTCAAACACAACAAGCTAGTCCTAATACACCATTAGGACAGATTGAAGCACAAGTTGCAGCAGCATTTGGTGGTCCAGTTCCAAGATACATTAAAACTTTGGAAGCAAATTTAAGAGGAACAGACCCACAGAAATATCAAGAAGCAGGCGCAGCTATTGAATATGTAAATAGTCAGCATAAAGGTGAAAATCTTGAAGGCTTGAGCAAAGAAGCCATAAGTAATTGGTATAGATACAAAAACAACTTGAATAAATATCCAACACCTCAAGAAGCTGCTCTTGCAACACATGAACAAAGTGCAAATGTTAATAAACAACAACAAGAAGCAAATGAAGCAGCGTGGAAAGATTTTACAGCTTATAAAAATACAAAAGGTGTTCCAATTGACCAGCATATTATGAGCATGATGAGCGTACCGCGAGGATTGATTCGAAATCCTCAATTAATGACAGCAGATGTTGGCATGACTTTTCAAACCAATTTCTTTGGACAAAATGGTGATACGAGTATTGCCAAAGAACAAACGCAAGATATGTTCAATAACACTTATGGTCAAACATGGGTGAATGGCATTAAAGAAGTAGCTAAATATCCTATTGAAAGAACATTAGGATTGCCAGATGATTCAGCAGCTATGATTCATCATAATTTGGAGCAACAATTACAAGAACCTCTTGCTCATTCCAAAAAAATGTTTGATGAAGGTAAAAGTCCATATTATTACGAATTGATGCCACGTGTGTCTTTAGAACAAGCAAAAGAAGCTCAGGATAATATAAACAAATTAGGTGTTGCTGGAAGAATATTACATTCTGATGAATATGTTAAAAATGCCAAAATACTTTCTGAAGCTAACTCTGGTAAACCACCTAAGATATTTAAACGCTATAGTAATGGTGAAGTGAAAGAATTTGATGTTGTTTTGGAAGCACATCCTACTTTATCACAAACAAAACAACACACTATTCTTGGTGGTTGGAATGTGAATTTAGTTGATAAAAATGGACAACCTGATGTTTTAGATATTCATAATCCTAATGTAGGACAAATAAGCTTTATTCCTGACCATAAAGAAATAGCTAAAAATTACTTCTATTTTCATCCTTTAAATGCATTCGGCGAATCAGTAAAAATGGGTGGAAGAATGTCATTAGAATTAGCTCGTAAAATATATTCTGATGAAAAACGTTTAGATATTACGAATAAGGTATTACGCAATACTGGACACTATATTGGTGAAGCACGTGAATTAATGACTGGAAATGAGCGTGGTAAAGAATTAATCAGATCAGTGATAGGTAAATAAATATGCCAGTTGATATTTTTACGGATGAAGAAATATTCGTTAAAAAACCAAAAGATCAAATTGATCAACCTATCATACCTGTGGATATACCAGATGATGATAAGACAAAAGAATTCTTTAATGGTTTAGTTAGCCCTGTGGTTCAACCTGGCTTACATCAATCTCCTTCTAATTGGGATGCTTTTAAGCACGATATTAAGGAAGGTTCTGAATGGTTAATGCCATACAATAATTATCAAGACAATTTGGCATTGGAAAATCCACTTGATGTTAATGTTGATGCTAATTGGAATGTCCATGATGATCCATCAAATTTTGTAGGTTTGAATCCTAAATATTATCCAAGAATGGAACAAGCGAAAGGACCAAAAGATGCTAAGCGATTAAATTTATTTTTATTAAATAAGCAGCAAGAAGATGAATTTTATAGCCGCCAAGGATTATTCCCTAATTTAAGCAGTATGGTAGTGATGGGCGCGACCAATCCAAGCAGTTTGATGGGCGCTATCGTAGGCGCTAAATATGCTAAAGCTGGTGTTAGTGTACTAAATAAAATGCAATCATTAGCCCCAGGTATAGCAACAGCTTCTATCATGCATAACGCTGAATCTGAAGCTACGAAGATTGGCGGTAATGTTGAAGATTTTGCTATCGATACTTTAAGTGATACGATTGCTGGTTTAGCTCTACTTGGCGGTGGTCTTGGGTTAAGTAAAGTCTATTCTGGATCAAAGATATATTATGCAACGCGTGGAGCAATCAAGGCGCAAGTACCAGGTGTTAATCTTGAACCTGTTATCAATGAAGATGGCAGCTTAAATTCTATTAAAGCTTCTCCTATGACTGGCATGAATGTAAGTGCTGCAAAAGTTGATGAAGCTCAAAAATTTGCTGATTCTTCATTTGCAAAAGAAGGTTTATTCGCAGTTCCAATATTAGGTGGATTAATCGGTAAAGGCATAGGCTATGTTAGCCCAGTATTTAGGATGTTAAATTCAACTGATGATACGGTTGCTGGATTTGCTTTACGTACTAGGCATTGGGGTATAAGAACGGTTGGCACTAAAAACAATGTTGAAAACCCATTAGATTTTCAAACAATATTTGATAATCAAGCATTTGAAAGCAAAAGGTTTGATATTAATTTCAAAGGTCATTTTGCTGAACGAAATAAAATAAACTTAGAAAATGATCAAATATCTCCTGAAGAAATGAACTATTTGCAAAGTGATAAAGCGGCTAAATGGGAAGCATATAACAAAGAAGTAGCTAATGTCATTCGTGGAATCGGTGTAAGTGAACATGGTTCAGTAAATACGCCAGCCCGTGAAGCTCGCGATATGATGAATGATACATGGACAAAATATTTAACAGCGACAAATCAATCACCTAAAATAGTGCCGCCTCCCACTTCTCCTGAGCATTTTCCAAGAATTCATAATATTCCTGAAGTTCAAAACGAACCAACTAAATGGAATGAAATGGTTGTTTCATGGCTTAAAGAAGGCGATGAAATTATTGATACACACATGAAGCCTATTGAAAATATACGAGAAAATATTAAAAACGCTGAAAATGCACATGCTGAATTAATTAGGCGTAATGATGTTACGACTGAAGAAATTAAGAAATCATCAGACAATATTGATCAATTAAAATTGATGTATAAAAATAGAAACGAAGCCATGCAAAATATGCTTCGTGAAGCAAATGAATCAACCGACTTAGATAAAAGGAAAATTAAACTATTAGTCGAAGATAGAAGTGCTTTATCTGCTGACGAAGCAAAGCAATTAAAAGCTTTATTAAAGCCTTCAGAAGATATGGAATCTGAACTAAATAAACAAAAAGAATTATTAAACCAATTAAATAAAAAAATATCATCAGCAGAAAAACAATCCATTAAAGGCAAGACAAAAGAAACTGCACAAAAAAATGCTGATGTAATGGATAAGTTAAAACTTGATAAAGAAAAATTAACTCAAGAAGTTAAAGCATTACAAGACAAATTAGATACAGAAAAACTTAGACTTCAAGAAGAAGCGTTAAGCGGTAAAATTGACCCTATTTTATTCAACAAGGAAGATGGCAGTTTCAAAGTTAAATTCAAGAATCCTAATGAACGGTTACGATTTAGAGATAAGTTTGAATCAGACCATCACATGCTGCAATCAGCTATTCATTTACGCGAGCGCATTTTAAATCAAACACTTGAAGACACACTTGAACAAGTCATGCATCATCAACGTGGTGGAGAAAAAGAATTACCCATGATGCGTCGAACACACATGATACCTGAAGAATATCTGGTAAATAATAATTTCTTATCTAACGATGTTCCCGTTATTTTAGCAAATTATCGAAATTCTCTTTATCGTAAAATAGCATTTAAAGAAGCATTCAGTGATATAACGATAAATGGTGATATGGATGAAATCGTCGCTAGAATGGATGCTAAATTTAAAGAAAAAGAAAAAATCATCAATGACAAAATTGCCAAAGAAAAAGATGAAAAAAAGTTAAAAGAACTAAAAAAAGAAAGATCAAAGATTATTAAAGATTTTGAAACTAATAAAAGCGATGTACAACTTGCTTATAACGGCATGATGGGCAGAACTAATGGCAGCAAGAAGCAACGTGAATATACTGCAATTGTTCGTAATTTAACATCAGCTACACGGTTAGGTAGTATGCCTTTATCTATGACTTCAGATACCGCAGCAATTGCATATAAGAATGGTTTATGGCCTTCCATACGTGATGGATTCATTCCTGCTATCAAAAGTATTTGGGATTCTGAATTAAGGGCCTATGCCAAACAAAATGCTGAACATGCTGGTCTTGGCTTTAATCAATATTTAACCTCTTTGCAGGATAAGAACTGGGCTGGATTTGCACAACCTACGCAGCCTATTACAAACGTATTAGAATCAAAAACAGCGCGATTAGCGCATCTAACTAACAACTTATCCGGTAGTAATCATCTCGAAAATTTTAATCAAATTTGGGCTGCGGGTGTAACTGAATCGAAAATCATTCGTGGGATGTTAGACTGGGAAAAAGGTAGCTTATCAAAAGCAGATCGCGACCGTTTATTAATTTATGGTTTAGACCCTGATAAATGGGGTGAGCGAATTCTAAAGAACTATCGTGAACAAGGCGCGGATGGTACACGTTCATGGTACTGGAAATGGAATGATGTTGAAGCTAGTAATAAGTTCTCTCAAACAGTTTATAGAAGTGTCAAAGATACTATCATTCGTCGTGGGCCATTAGATGCGCCGTTTATGATGGATGATCCTTGGGCATCAGTTATCTTTATGTTCAAAGGATGGATAATGGCATCTTCGAATCGTTATATGATCCCACTAATGCAACAACCTGATGCTCAGCATCTTACTGGATTATTATTAATGCTAGGTGCAGGGTCCTTTGTAACACCATTGCGACGTATGAGTCGTGGAGAGAATCCGATTCAAGAAGATGATAAAATGTTTATGAATGCTGTGACAGATTCTGGCATTCTTTCATTCCCAGCTGATTTATACCAAACAGCGGGAGTATTAACGAATAATCGGTTTGTTAACAGCACAGTGAGTGATCGCTATTTTAGTCGTTCTGTAGCGGGTGCCTTAGCTGGTCCTGCTTTTGGTGTAGCCGATGATGTTGCTAAAATTATTGGGATGACAGCTACAGGTAATTTTAATCATACTGATATTAAAAAGGCGACTAATTTAATTGTGCCATTTAACTTGTGGTGGACTAAAGGTTTAGTCGGAAAAGGTATAGAATCATTACCAATTCCAGAAACATTTTCAAAAGCTGAAAGCCAATGAACTTTATAGATTAAAAGGATGTATAAATTATGTCACAGGTAGTCATCGGCGATATTATCCCGTACACGCAAGCGATTGCGATATTAAACCAGACCGTGTTTGGGACAAACTGGACCGCGAATGTTGCTTCCGATGTCGTGGTATATCAAACGCCTTTTGGCGATGATCCTGATGATGTCACACAAATACTTCAATACCCTGCTGATTACTCTATTGCATTCATTGGCGCTTCTGAAGAAGTGCAAGTTACATTGGTAGTACCCGCTGGTGCCGGTGATCGTATTACCATTATACGTAACACCCCAGCTGATAGAATGAATCTCTATAGCAATACCAATTTCACCCCCAGCATGTTGAATAACGATTTTGGTATTTTGACACTAGTTGACCAACAAGCCCAGTTAGTCGATCAAAAGATTGGCCCTCGTTATAACTATTCTGCCGTGATTGTGAATGTAGTTGATACTATTTTGCCTGTATTGCCTGCACTCTCAACATGGTGGAAAAATGCCAATAACGATGCAATTGAAACCTACATTTTGCCTGAAGGCGGTGTAGCGCCAGCAGTAGCTGAATATGTTCTTTTAAGCCCTAATGCCTACTTAACGAATGCCCAGGCTTTATCTGATTTTGGCGTGAATGGTTTGATGGCTTGGAACAATGGTCTAGGCGAGATTGTATTAAGTTCAGTAGCAGGAACGGCTAATCAAATCACAGTCACAAATCCAACGGGTGCTACCGGCACAATTGGGTTATCAATTTCAAATAATCCGATTATGCCTGGTACCGCTGGGATGGGTATTCCTGAAGGCACCACAGCGCAGCGCGTGGTTCCAGGTTCTAACATCAGCTTTCGTTATAATACCGATTTAGGCCAACTTGAATTTTACGATGGTGGTTGGGTTCAATTAGCTGATACAAGCGTCAATATTTTGGCTGGCGCCCAATATGATCTTGCTTACTATGCTTCAGCAGGCACCGTTCTATCACCGCTAGGTACTGCAAATGATGGCATTCTTGCAACGGATGGTTCAGGTGCGCCAAGCATTACTTCAACCTTACCAAGCGCAGTTCAATTAAATATTACTCAGCTTGGAACAATTACAGCAGGTGTTTGGAATGGAACTGCAATTGGGCCTGTATATGGTGGAACAGGTCTTACTTCATACGTACTTGGCGATACACTTTACGCCTCAGCCGCAAACACGTTAGCAGCTTTAGCTGGTAATACAACCGCTGTTAAACAGTATTTATCACAGACTGGTACGGGCGCGGTATCCGCCGCACCTGCTTGGGCTACAATTGACGGTGGCGATATCACTGGTGCGGAACTCTCCAAAGTAGATGATACGAACGTTACCCTGACTTTAGGTGGCACGCCACTTACCGCACTACTCCGCGCTACATCATTAACGTTAGGCTGGACTGGACAATTAGCGGTGCCTCGCGGTGGTACTGGTAATTCAACCTTTACTGCTTATTCCGTCATTTGTGCTGGCACAACAGATACTGGCGCCTTCCAGAATGTTTCTGGTGTTGGTGCAGCCGGAGAAGTGCTTACTTCAAATGGTGCTGGCTTCTTACCTACTTGGCAGACTTCCGCTGGCAGTGGCACTGTGAATGCCAGTACACAAAATTACATTGCCTATTATGCTGCGAATGGCAATACTGTGTCCGGATTGGCTACCGTTAATAACGGTGTCTTAGTGACGGACGGAAGTGGCGTGCCAAGCTTTAGCACAACGCTTCCATCTGGTCTTACCATTCCAGGTTATCAAACCACTATAACACCTGCTGCTTTAACAAAAGCCGATGATACTAATGTCACATTAACTCTTGGTGGCTCTCCTTCTACTTCACTCCTTGCGGCTACTTCTTTGACATTGGGATGGACTGGTCAGTTAGGGTTAACCAGAGGCGGTACAGCGGCCAGCTTAACAGCTAGTAATGGTGGTATTGTTTATTCTGATGCATCAGCACTGGCAATCTTGTCAGGAACTGCTACCGCTGGATTAGCTCTGCTTTCTGGAGCATCTGGCGCACCAAGTTGGTCTACATCACCACCTATTACAAAGGTTGTTACACAAACTATTACTACAACAGGCGCTGGCACTTATACGCCGACTACTGGGATGAAGTATTGCATCATCGAATTACAGGGCGCTGGCGGTGGTTCTGGTGGTACGACGGGCGCTGGTGGTCAAGGTTCATGTTCTGGTGGTGGTGGTGGTGGTTGTTATGCAAAAATTATTGCTACTGCTGCGCAAATTGGCGCGAGCGCATCTTATACTGTGGGCGCAGCAGGCACGGCAGGGGCATCAGGAAATAACGCTGGCGGTAATGGTGGCGATACTGAAATAACGATAGGCGGTGGAACTACATGGGAAGCCAATGGTGGCGTAGGTGGTGGTGGTCAAACGGCATCAGCAGCGGCGCAAGATAGTGGTACGCCTGGAACTGCTGGAACATTCGTGAGTGGAACAAATGCCACGCTTATTTTTGCAATGCAAGGTTCAAATGCAAGCACAGGTTCATCACCTGCCGCTGCAAGTTTAGTCAATCGTATGAACTCAATCGGTGGCGCATCTTTCTTAGGAAGACCACAATTTACATATAACGCGGCAGGTTATAATTATGGCGGTGGTGCGGCTGGTTTCCAAAATCAAACTGGTGCTAATGCCGCTGGCAGTGCTGGGGCTCAAGGTATTATTATGATCACTGAATTTATTAGTGCATAATAAAAACGAATTTTAACTAAGGAAATTTTAAATATGTCAGATGATCAAATTAAAAAATTAACAGATGAAAATGAGCAATTAAAAAAACAAGCTGAACAGAATTCAAAAGGCGTTGAAGGTTTATTAGCTCAATTAGATGCGCATAAAGGCAATTTAAGTGAAGCTATCCAGACTGGTTTAAATTTAAGAACCCAACTTATTTTATTCCAGAAAGAGAATAAACGTGTGACTGATTTTGCTACTGATTTACAAAATAAATTGGATGCTGCTAATAAGAAGATCGCTGAATTAGAAGCCGCAGTACAGCCTACATAAAGGAGTAATGAGGATGCCTTTAATTCATAGTACGAGCAAAGAAGCTTTTAGCAAGAACGTAGCTGAATTGATGCATTCAAATTATCCTCAGAAACAAGCTGTAGCAATTGCTTATAGCACTAAACGCGAAGCGGAGAAGCATGACCATGAAAAAAACAAATATGGTCAATAACCACGTCTTTGCAGAGAACTTCGTTGCTGAACGTGAAGCACATGAGTACCAAAAGTATGGGCGGCGCCCAAATCCTCAAGCGGCCGCTCATGCTCATGTCTATAAGAAACATAGTATCGAACCAGCTTACGGCAATTACGATAGGCCAATTAATGAGAGTGTTTAGGGAGCATTCATGGATAAGTACGATACTAAGTTGTCTTCGTCTGAAGAAACCGGTTTTCAAAAATGGAAACAACAATATGCTCCTAAAGATTCAGGCGCTGATTATGATTTGCGTGGCGCGTATAAAGCTGGATTAAAGCCAGACCCACAAACAGGACATTGGTCCGATCAATTTAAAAAGCCTAATCACCCAACATTTAGTGATCAATCTCAATATGCTAAAGATGCGCCTGAAAAAGCAGGACATTGGGAAGGTGAAACATATAGGCCCCCGATAGTAGTCCATGTTAATAAGGGTTAAATCATTTACATACGTATTCCCTCGATAAAGCCTTATCCACATCAATTGCGTATGTTCACCGCTTTACGTGAAGGAAAAAATATTTGTGCTGTAATTCACAGACGCGCTGGAAAAGATATATTTTGTTTAGAAGCATGGGTTCTTAGAGGAATTCAAAGAATCGGTACTCATGTTTATCTTTTTCCATTGCATAAACAGGCGCGCCAAGTTATATGGCAAGGTATGGATTTTGATGGTAGACCATTTATGAATGCCATTCCATCTTCATTAATTGCAAAAAAAAACGAAGCTAGAATGGAAATAGAACTTTTTAATGGCTCAAAATTAGTATTAGCTGGCAGCAATAACTATGATGGTTTAATGGGAACAAATCCTGTCACTGTAATTTATTCGGAATTTTCCTTACATAATCCATTAGCAAGACAATATATAAATCCAATATTAGTCCAAAATAAAGGCCTTGAAATTATTAATACAACGCCTCGTGGAATGAATCATGCTTATGAAGCTTATACTCAAGTGCGTGAATTAAGTGACTATCATATCGAACATCTATCAGTCGAGCAGACTTTTAAATCTGATGGGATTACTCCAATAATAAATAAATCTGATATTCAACGAGCTAAAGAGTTGGGTATGAGTGACGAGATGATTCGTCAGGAGTTTTATTAAGTTGATTTTGAAGTTGGTAATTTGGGCGCATACTATACGCGTGAAATGAGCGATATGGTGCGCGAAGGCCGAATCTGCACGCTAAGACCAGACCCACGTTTAAAGCTTCATTCCGTATGGGATTTAGGCGGAACCGATGCTACCGCAGGACTCCTTTTCCAAGTCACCGGCCGCTATGTCCATATTCTTCATCTATTACATGATACGGGCAGGGGCTTAAGGTTTTATTTAGAAGAAGCCGAACGTATAAGACAAAGTATTGGCTGCGAATGGGGCACACACTTTGGACCGCACGACATCGACCAAAAGCACCAAGGATGGGAGCATACTGAATCGCGCCTCATGCAAGCTCGCAAGCATGGCTGGCACTTCCAGATGGTTCCTAAAGTCGCTTTTGAAGACGGTATTGAAGCTGTGCGTTATCTTTTTCCTCGTATGCGTATCGACAAGCTTAACTGTGATCTTGCTATACGCGCTCTACGAGAATACCAACGGGAGTTCAAAGAAGATAAAGGCATTTATGAGAAGAAGCCATTAGACAATTGGGCAGTCCACATAGCCGATGCATTTAGGTACCTCGCCGTAACGTACCGGAGATTGTACGATATAAACATGCCCCCAGGAAAGTACAACTACCCAGGGTAAACAAACTTAAACTCAA